TCTCGAATTCCAGCGAAGCATCCTTCAGTGTGCCTACCGTTGCACGCCAGCCGTTATTGCCACGCGTGGACACGTCCGCTTCCCCTGTTTCCAGATTGAGTGTCAGGTCACGGACATTCCCGATGATGTCCCACGCTGGGGTGGCAAAGGTTCCCGTATTGCGGTAGAGCTTTGCATCTAATCCAAGTTTGGCTGGCATATTGGTTTCTCCTTATCGAATGCTGTTTGCCCACATCGGAGGCAAGCGGTCTTTGACTTTCTCTAACGCCGGTCCCATAAACGGTCGTTTGGGGTAACGCTCTCGACGGAACCTTCCCCCAAACTCATGTGCCTTGCCGGCTGCTCCCACGACATCAAAGTCTGGTCCGATAAGAGCCACACCTCGCTGTTTGTCGAGCGAGTACATGATCGACCGTTTCAGCTGACCTCGACGAGTATTGGGTGGTGTCCCCGGCATTGCGGCCGACTTACGACGCCGGATCGAACGCCGAGCGACCAATCGAATCGACGCAGCCGCATGCCCCAGGCTTTTGAAGTTGCCTTGCTGGGCCTTGGCTTTGACCTTGTCGAATGAGTTTTTCGTGGTGACTTTGGCTTTGATCATGCTTTAGGGTGCCGTGAATCCTTGTGCGTTGACGTAGACCGCAGCACCGGTGGTGATGCACGCGAAGTTCATCGCAGTCGCAGCAGTCGTCCTGAGAGGGTTCTCGAAGATGATCTCAGCCATCGGGGCATTGGCTGGCAAATGACCTCACCAAATGATCGTGGCACCATCCTTGAGCACGATTTCGGTGGCGACCGCTGAGTTGTTCGAGAGCTGCATCGAGCAGATGTAGCGGCGAAGTCCTGCACCTGCTGCGGCAACGAGTGCGACATCGGTCGTGTTGATAACGCCGCCTGCGACCGAGACATACGACCATTCGAGTTCGGGGATCTGCCAGGGCCGAGTGACGAGTACGCCTTGCAGGGTCGTGACTAGATCAGCAACGTCTCCGGAGGCGACGCTGGCATACGCAGCCGTCAAGGCGCGACCGGCCACGCGAACTGGACTGCCAGCGACGACCGCATCGTGGGCCGCTTGGCCGGCGACGTTGGCCGTCACCGTTCCGATGTTGGTTGTGGTCGCAGTGGCTCCGGTGAGGATCACTCCCAAGCCTTGTCCGACGACCGTTTGCCCTCGGCCTGCCGTGATCTCGGCGGTCAGCTCTGCGTAGTCTTGGCAGTTGATGAACTGGGATTGGAGGTTGATGTTGGCTGCTGGTGCGGCTGCTAGAGCGATTTGGCCTGAACCGGCGACGTAGGCACCACCGAAAACAGATCCTGTCAGATCCAGGGTATTGGCATCGATGACCGTTGCGGAATAATTGCCACGAATCGCAGCTCCATTGTTGGTTACACCATTGAGATACTCCACCCAAATCGTCGGAGTCCCTGTGTATCCATGGGCAGTCGACGTGAGGCGAATGACGTTGCCAGGTCCAGCAACGGCACCTGTCACAGCTCGGAATGCTTGGTGATTCATCGAGCGGATTCGGATCTTGTAGAGCGCCGTCGGGTCCGGAATCTGCTGATGACGGACATACGAGTTCGATCGACCGTTTGTGGAGTCCATCGCTCGAGAGTGGAAATAGCATTCGTCCGAGAACGGCTCGAGTTCGAGAATCGAGTAGGTCGCGGTGGATACGATGGCGGACGCTGCCGAAGCAATAGGGACCAAGCCACCATTTTGCACGCTGTAGACCATGTTGGTCACGGTCGTGTTGGCTGCACCACCGATGTCGATGTTCAAGCTGTGTTTTCCATCCGGAATGCCCGTGGCAGGATCCACCGAAACGGCTTCGATAATATGGTGCGTGTTGGCTTGTCTAGTTGCACCCGACTGCACAGCGATCATCGCTCGGAATGGAATCGTGAATGTTTCACGCGATAGCAGTTCGACGAATCCACCTGCGGTCGTTCCCGAAGCGATGGTCAAGACTCCGGCCGATACGTTCGCTGTTGAACCCCCGCTGGCGATCAACTCCCAAAGATCGGTCAGTGGACGAGTCCACGAATCGCGGAACTTTTTCTGGATTGATTTGACCTTGAACATATCGTCCAGGTCATCCAGTCCAGGGATGTCGCGCGTGACTCCCCGAGAATTGGTGAACTGCATGCGGTATGGGCCAACATCACCGGTAGTCATCGGCTATCTCCAAAGGCGAAAGGTGAGAGTCAAGACGCTCGTGAATTGACGCAATTCCTGCAAATGATCCAGCGCGTAGACCGGTGTGTTTTCGACGTTCATGCATCGAGCACCTGGGTAGCTCGCGAGCGGATTGGTTCGAAAGTAATCCCCGATCTCTTCGGCCAAGAGCATCAATGCATCGATGGTTGCGATCTCGTTGGCGACCTTCTTTTGAATCGCAACATCGATCTGGTAGTCGAAACTGTCTCGCGATCGATCCAGCGATTGACTGGTGATCGCTTTGGGAACAACAGTTACCTTCAATTCGGACATCGATTGCAGATCGAAGACTGGCAGGTAAAGCCGCTGTGCGATGAACGACTGGCTGAACGAGTTTCCGTTCAGCTCTGCGGTCACTGCATCTGCGATGGCGACGATACTTGCGGGCATCACTCGATTCCGATCTGTTTGGTATGAATTCGAAGGAGCTTGCGATGGGGGTCAGACCATCTCCAGTGAGGTTCACTTCCGGGAGCCATCACCTCGTAGATGTAGACGTTGCCGTTTTGGGTTTCGCGGATCGTGTCGCCACGTTCCGGCAGTACCTGCGAGCCGGCGATCACCAAGTCGGCAGGTTGAATCAAAAAATCTCGGTCAGTCCACTGCATGTGAACGCCACCGTAGCCGTCCTCGAGTTTGAGTAGCGTTCGACCGATGGTGGCCGAAACGCTTCTTTGATTGGCTCCCCTCACATAGACCACGGTGCTCGAGGCATGGGTCTTGAGCTGATTGGCGAGCCACTCTTGGCCTGCGCGAAGCATGTCGGCCATGGCAATGCTCCGCTTAGGTCTTGATGTCCGGGGGGACCTTGCCGGTTTGTTCCAGAAGCTTCAAGAGCTGCTGGTATTGATCGAGCAACTGCTTGAACTGGTCATCATTGAGCAGTGTGTTTCCACGAGACTTCCTCGCGTTTCGGATGGCTTGCAGCACCAGCGGTAGGCCGTACTGCAGTCCCAGAAGTAATAGAATGCTCGATGCAGCCGACGTGGCGACCAAACCGGTTGGAGTCCACTGCGGACCAATGGGTAAGCGATCTCGGAGTAGACCGGAATCGTCCGGCTCCAGAGGAGCGGGCTTGATTCGTGGTCGATCGACAATGGAATCGATCACGTCATCTTGCACTTGCGCTTGAGCGAGCAAACCCAGAGGCCACCGCAAAGGCTCACCTTGTGTTGTCGATGGAACCTGAGCGATCATCTCGGTTTCATCGGTTTGGCAGCTCACCTCGCGAGTGCCGGCGGGTAGGCCTTCGAGTGTGGTTGGCAACTTGCCTCGCATCGCACTGAGCAAGAACGGCGTCGATTGTCCGAGTCCCTCGCCACCGCCAGCCCAGGTGAGCAGGCCAACAACTCGCGGACCATCGTCGGTGTAATCGATCAGACTCGATCCGCTTCGCCCTCCGATCGCCTCAGGCTTCCAGGAAAGGATCTGGCCTTCTTTACGATTGAGCCTTAAGACTTGCAGACTTGGCCACTCGCATCGTGGGCAGCCGAAGGTGGTTACTGACGATTGATTGCTCGGATAGCGATCGGCCAAGGGAATCGGCTCGACATCCTTGGCGAACTGTGGATTGCACTTGAGTAGAGCGAAGTCAACGCTGGTACCTCGCCCATACCCGGAAGAGATGATCGTCCCGGTTCCTTTCTCGCTGGATCCATTCGTATTCCATCGCTCGACGTTGACGGTTCGTCCACGCGTTGTCCCAGCAACGTGAGCGTTGGTCAGAACGATCGCATTACCTTCCGAGGTGCGACCTACGACCGTTCCGCTGCCGCACACGCCACTGACCGTGATGCGTACCGTGGCGCGGATGACCTGATCAAACCGGTCTCCATCGACACCGTCTGCCGCGACTCTCGGGGTTTGATCCACCAGGGTCAATTCCTCCCTCAGTGGATCTAGGACAATGGTGCCTCCAACCGCGGGTGCGGCTTGGCATTTTCCATCGATGCAAATCTTTTCCTGGGCAAAGGACACCGTGGCGATTCCCACGGCGACCAGAAGAACCATCAACAAACCTTTGGTTTTCATATTGTTTCCTGCTTACTTAGAAACGCTTGAGGCAAGTGAATCGATGTGAATGCGACTGTTACTGGCTGAGCCGCATTCGAACCGTTGTGTCCGCCAAGGCGGCTGCACGAACCACCTTGCCGATAGACTTGTTTCCAGCCGCCGTGGAAGTGACAACCTTGTTCGTGTTATCCCAATACAGGATGGTGCCGACGGTGAACGCGACCCCCGTGCTCTTGTTGAAGTCGCAGATCCCATCGACTGCCAGTGAGCCAAGCTCACCAGCTGCAAGAGGACGCACCGTAACTCCGACCAGATCTCCTTGGACGACCACATCGCCAGATGCCAGTGCACTTGCGGGGGTGTGATCGATGTAATGACCTTCCTGAATGAATGTTGCTTGTGGCATGGTTTTCTAAACCTCAGTAGATGAATTGAATGAGCGAAGGAACAATGTGCTGGGCGAGGCTTATGCCTCACCCTTGCACTTGATGGCTGCACGCGGATCTTGAAGCGCGACACCGAAGTCGTGGTAACCACGCATCTGAACACCCAGGACGTTGAAGTCCGCGTCGGCGGTTTCGATGGTCGGTGCTTCTTGGCCGTTGAGGAACGCGACCTCGATCAAAGGCAGATCGTTCGGATCGGTCATCAGGTACCAAGCCTTGGCCGAGTTTCCGGTGTAGTTGGTGTTGGCCAGATAACGACTCACCTCCACGCGGAACTTACCGACGTGCGGGTTTGAGATGGGGGTACGTGCGCTGGCCGTGTTGTCACGCATCTCGAGAGACTTGTAGAGCTGGGTTCCAATCGCTGAGAGAGCCGTGGGAACCAAGATCACCGCAGGCATCGTTCCGATCGGTTTGCCGTCGGAATCGACTAGGTCGTAGTAAGCGACCTCTGCCTTCGTGAGTCCATCAATGGACAGCACCGTATCGGTACCGGTCAGGAAGTTCTTATTTCCTGCGGTAAAGAATGCGGCGTTGTTCATGAAGACCGACCAGAAGACATCGTTGATCTTCAGGCCCGAGCCACGACCAAGCTTCCTTGGAACCGTGGTAATCGCTCCCAGGTCATCGTTGATGATGTCGCGTCGGTCGACGGCCATCATCAAGCCATAGGTGTCGGCTCGGTTGGTGTAACTCTCGTTGCCAAGGGTTCCATGTTTGAGTTCACCACCCGGAGCGACCAATTCGTATTGGTCTTTCCCGATCAGCCGGTAACTGGTCACGGTCTTAAAGTCCGAAACGTTACGCACCGCACAGATGTTGCGCCAGGTTCGTTCGACGCTGAAGAAACCATCCAGGAGGAACTTGTTAGCGACATTCGAGAGAATACCGCCGATGTCGATGTTGCTCACCGAGCTGGCTTCGATGGAGTGACCAAAAGCCGCTCGCATCACGGCGCGATGGTCTCGGAAGTTTCGTCCCGAGTAACCGTTCGCCCAGGCTGCCTCGAGCAACAGTTCCTGCAAATGAATCCCACCACGGAATTTTCTGGCTGCCAAATCAAGCGATTGTTCATCGGCAATCTCCTCGACATTCGAGAGATTGGCCGCGAGGTAACAAGCTGCTTCCAAGACTGGAGCGTTGATGGTGTTTTGCTGAACTTGGATCGCGGGAACGGCTGGACGCAAAGCCCGAATCTTCTCGAGCTCAGCCTTTTCCGCGTTCCAACCCTCTCGGATTGCGCGAGCTTCGAGTTGAGGCAATACACCGTTAAAGATTCGGCGAATCGCAGCGATCCGTTCAAGCTCGGTTGCATGCGCCATTCGCATGGCTTCAATAGCCGCAGTGACTTCAGTTTG